TGTCAGCCTCTTCACATCCGCAAGCGGAATGAGAAGGGGCACCACCGATTGCTCGATGATGCCCCTTTGGGCTGACGGCAATCACCATGATGGTGGCCGTCTTGGGTCGCATATTACAGCGTGGTCGAGGTCTTAGTACGATGCACCAAGTACCACACCGGGTTGTTGGTGTTCGTAACCGCGGTGTTACCAGCGGCCAAACGCAGAGCGGCGAAGTACAGCTTCACACCAACGGTGACGAGCTGGTTCAACGGATCGCTCTTGTCGGGGGTATCAGTGATCACGATCTTCGGAGACAACGGATCATCACCGGTCAGGGCAGGGATACCGAACGCCTCGTTACCCAAGAAGAACGAAGCGATGATGTCCTTGCCAGTGCCGAGACCGCCACCCGCAGGGGTAGCCTGATAGACGAACTCATCGGCAGCGGTACCGGAGCCGGTGCTGACAAACGAGTTGGTCTGATTGACCACGCGGCAACCGTAGATGGAGCCGACCTCGCCCTTGTAGAACGGGGTACCCTTGTTGCCGTAGTTAGAGGCGTTCAACCAGTCGCTGTCGCGCATCAGGTCGCGAGACACGCGTGGGTCGGTCGCCAGGACGTAGCCGCCGTTGATCAGCGGGGCGCGGTTGCGCTTCAGCCGGGTCATGGAATCGAGGACGGCGGACGCCGTCATCGTGGCATTTGCGGCAGCAGTCGCGCTGTTCAGATCAGAGAAGCTCTGATTAGTGAGCGTGGCGGGGTTACCGTACACCTTGATACCCGTAGGGTTCGCGTTCGCATTGACGTTCACCGCGTCATCGTTGGAAATCGAGGATTCGATACCAGTACCGATCGAGGATCCGCTGGCCAAAAGGTTGGAACCGATCAGGGTGTTACGAATCACCGAGTCAACCCAGAGGGCCATGTCCAGACCGCTGGTCTTGGTGGCCTGCTGGAGGGAGTTGAACAGGTCCGTAGCGCGGAGGATGTCGGTCAAACCGATCACCTGACCGTACTGCGAAAGCGTCTTTTCAAGACGGTTCAGAGACAGGGCGCGGTAGTTGGCCGTGCTGATAGGCGCACCTTCACCCGCAACAGTCAGGTTTTGAACACTGCCGATGCTCGGGGCTCCGAAACGGAACATCGAGATCGCCTTGTTACCATTGTTCTTGGGGATCGGGGCCTTCATGCCGAACTGATCAAGAATCGTCTCCTGCTGGACGATCGAGAGCAGCTCCTTGCTGAAGTAGTTCTGGAACTGGAGTTGAATGCCGGTTGAACCGGAAGTAGTGATAGGCATATTTTAGTTGAGGTTGTGCTACTAGGCTGCTTCCCGGTCGAACTCTCGTGCGGCTCGCATGAGCGCATCCCTCTGCTCCTTCAGGGATAACCGCGAGAAATCTTTCTCCTCGGTCTTGAGTTGTCCTGCCGGAACGCTTTTCCCAATAGCGGTCTTCTGCTGGAGCTTATTAAGCTGTTCTTTCAGAGCCTTGTTCTCGGCTTCAAGCGACTGAGATCGACCCGCAGTATCTTGGAGCTTCATCAGTTCAACCGCATGGACAAGTCCATCGGGCATCGCAGTGAGGAACGGAACCCGCTGCAACAACTCAACCGTGCGCTTGTACTCAGGACTGGACTGATCCTTCAACCAAGTCTCCTTCTCAGAGAGTCGGCCATAGTTCTCAGCCCATGACTTGTTAAAACGCTCCTGCTGAATCTGCTGCTGCTTGGCACCCGCCGCTTTCCGGACTCCATCAGCCTTGGCTCGCGCTGCCTTGGCCAACTGGGTATCACCATCCGCATCGAACTCCTTGGCCGCAGCCTCGTAATCCTCCGCAGTGTATCCCTTGTCGTCCCGAAACGAGTTAGATTCGGCAGCACTGGATTGCTCCCGCTGCCTGCTCCACTCCTCCCGCTCACGCTTCACCGCCTCGCGCTCGGCCTTGATAGCCTCCTTCTCGGCGTTGATCTGCTCCCAAGTCTTAGCCTTACGCTGTTGCTCTTGGGCGAACTTACTGCTGCTCTTCTGATCCTTCGGCTTCTCCTCCTTCTGCTTGGCCTTGGATTCTGGCTCTGATTTCGCGCTGACCTCCTGCTCGCCACCATCGGTCTCTTTGCTGGCGGTCACCTCATTTGAGGATTCCTGCTCAACCGAAGCTGACTCGTTATTATTTTGAGTCTGCTCCGCTGGCTGGCTGTCGATATCGACACCGGCATCGTGATCTCTGGCTAATGCGAGCATCGCATCCGCGCTCATGTTTTCATCTGACATATTGTGCTTATACTCGTTTGCTGGCCCGCACAGACGCAGCAACCGCAACTTTGATCCTATGTGTTCGTGGCAGAATCCGGATCATCTTCCTGCCCCGTAATTGATTCTCGGTCGGCCATCATCTCGATGACCTTCACAAGACTGGCCTGACCCATTGCAAAGCCTGAGGAATATTGCAAATGGTTTCGGTCTGTTATAGCAGAAGCGTTCTGCATCAGAACCGTGTTCAGGAGAGCGTCCTTGAACTTCTTCCCGGTATCGCTCTTGAAAAAGCTATTGAGCGCAGTGGCGTCCTCGCGTGTCCACGGAAGCGGATCCACCCATCGCTGGTGCCGCGTAAAAGCCCACGCGGCTCGGAGCTTGGCGAAGGTGCTGATCATTTGGCCGCCTTCTTCCGACCCGCCGCCTGACGCCGCATGAACTCCGCGGCACCGAGCTTCTTGCGCCCGATGTATGCCGCGAGAGCCCGCGGATCATCCGCGCCCTCCTTCTTGAGTTGCGTTGCCAGTTTGCTGAACTTCGATTTCTTCTTCATAAATTACCAAGCTTTGCAGGAGTGATACCTCGGCGTCGTCTTATCCGTCGCCGTATCGCAGTTATGCCGTGCGCGGAAGTTCTTCCGCCGCTCCGGATCGTCCTTCTTGATCTCCATCTTCGGATCGCCGAAGCGAACTTTGATCACAGTCCCCTTGGGGTTGCGAACATAAACCGCCCGCTTCTTCGTCTCGCCCGGAGTGTAGAAAGGCTTGTTGAGCGTGACCTTCTTTCCCTGGTACTCGGCCATATCAAGATTGGAATAGGGGTGATTCTTGGATGTCCTTCATGTTCTCGGGCTTGCGAACCTTCTGGAACCTGATTTTTGGCGCAACACCCTCCACCAATTCCTCAAGCAGTGGCCCACTCTGAGGAATAGGCTGTTGCGGGGTCGGCGGAATGGGCGGCGGGGGAGCGACAATGGCGATCATGGCTTGAAATTCACCGCACCAGTCAAATTCCAGCACAGTAGGCCAACAAGTGGGTCTACTGGTGGGCGGAAACCTCCGACAAGTGCTGTCAGAGGCCCGATATCGGCAATCTTTGCAGGTCATTTGTGTTCTTAAACAGGGGCTTGCGCCATCTCAGGCTGCGGAACCGGCAATTGCTGCTGCTGAGCAGCCAATAAGCCGCTTCCCTCCAAGAATTTCTGGATCTCCTTCCGCAGTTTCCGCGCCTCGTTCGTCGCCACCTGCTCGTAGAACTGCAACAGGCTGTCCAGACGCATCATAAACGCATTCTGGGCCGCCGGACTGAACTGCTGACCCTGCTGGATCGCCCCATTGAGATACTGCATCAGCACCCCGATGCGCCCAGCGTAGTTCTGACCCGGTTTCGCCGGCACAGGAATACCCACCAGCAGCGTCGGGATCGTCTTCGTCTCGTCCTCCAGCTCATCCTGCGCCTTCTGGCCAGGATCCCGGAGCAATCGCTTGATCAGACTTGGGTCATCCAGCTCCATGATGCTCTTGTCCAGCTCCACCTGATCCACCCAGGGCGAATTCATAAACAACTGCTTACGATTTACCGCCTGCTGCACCATCACCTGACGGCTCACCATGTCCATTCCGCCCTTCGGCTCCAGCTCGTACTGGTCATGCAGAGCCACCGGATCTGCATCCAGCGAATCTTCCGCGAACCGGTACCGCAGACTCTTGCTATCGTACTGCACATACAGGCTCCACGCCTGCCGGTACAGCTTTCCCAGAGCCATACGGAACAATCTCGCCCGGAGATCACCGCTCTGCATGGCTTGCGCGTTGATGCTCTGGATCTCAGTCGCCGTGCGCCGGTCGCTACCCCCACTCATCACGCTCCCCATCGCATAATCCGGGCTCCCGATCCGGTTCTCCGCCACCGCCCGCATCTGGTTCAGCTCCTGATCAAAGCTCACCGGAGGCTGCGGCATCTGCACCGGGGCCACACCATAGGGCAGAATCTGTCCCGGCTGGAACCGCAGGTTGATGGAGTTCGGCAACTCCCGCTCCGCACGGAACAGCGGGCGGTTGTACAGGGTCATCGCATCATGCTTGTGATTCCACATCGAGGTCATGGACAGCTCGAACGGAGCCATGATCTCGCAAATGCCCCGCGGGCTGAACCAGCCCTTATCCTTGATCTCATACGGGAAGTCCACGAACGGACATTGGCCATGATCATAGGGCAGTTCCATCGGATCCCGCAGATCGAGATCCACCGCCGCGGGGCTATAGAGATAAACCTCCCACACCCCGTCATCCCGCTTCCGGTACACCTCCCACACGATCACCCCATCGGTGTTGTTCGTATAGGTAATACCCTCACGCAACTGCTTCGCATCCGTTTCGGTCGCCGCCCCCGGAATATTATCATCCTCCTGCGGGTTACCCCGGATCTTCTCGATCGTCTTGTTATCGGCCTTCCAGCCGAACTGGCCGGCCATTCGCTTGTACGCATTGACGCTCATCGGCATCACATGCACCAGCCAGTCCGCATCCTGCAAATCCACGGTATACGCCGGGACCACGATATACATCGGATCGATCGCATCAAACCCCACCCGCTTATCACCCGGATTCCAGAAGCACTTAATCACCCCGCGCCCGCTCATCAGCGTATAATCAACCCACGAGAGAACCTCATCGGTGAAGTTTGTCTTGTCTCGGATCTTATAATTGAACCAGTCCTCAGCCACCTTCGTATACGCATTCAACTGCTGGCGCATCGGAACAAAGCTGGCCACTACATCCATA